GTATCTAATGCTGAGGTGTGGAACACTTGGGATAATATTATACATGGTGTTGGTTGGTTAAGAAAAGCTGAGGCACCTTTAGCATTAAGATTAGATGTACTTGGTTGGGATAAGATTAAATGGCTAGCTAACTTTATAGGTACAACTGCTTTAGGTAGATACGAAAAGAATACTCGTAAGGTAATTCAGTATAGTTTAAGATCAAGAGAACTACTTTTAGAACTTGAAGATGAAATCAATATAAAATATGATCAACACAAGTGTGGTATTATTCATGTGTATCGTAATGGTGCATCATATAAACATGCATTAGAAAATAATAAAAAATTTATAGATACAGGATGGAATGTTCAGGACATAAATTTAGATTCTATACAAGGAGTTAAGACAGTTAAAATGGTAGGTGCTACTCTTGCACCAGATGATTTTGTTGGAGATACAAATTTATTCTGTACAGAACTATTCCAGCATCTTCAAATTAATTATCCAGTAACCAAATATGAAAATAATGTAACAAGAAAACAAACTAAAGAAACTGGCAATGTAGGTTTAGATACACTACGAAGAGATTATGATGAAGTTGTAGTTGCTGCTGGAGCAGATACAGCAAGACTTGTTCCAGGGACAGGAATATATCCTATAAAGGTTATTCAATTACAATAAAAGATTTAAAAAATTTAGCACCTAGCTATTCCATATTAGATGATCATCTAAAAATTGTATCGTCTACATTTGGAAATAAATTAAGAGTAGCTGGTACAGCTGAGCTAGCAGGGTACAATACTAGAATAAGAGAAAAAAGATTAACTCCACTACTTCAATGGACTAAAGATACAACATATGTAGAACCAGATAGTTATACATCATGGGCATGTCTAAGACCTATGACACCTGACATGTTGCCTATAGTAAGGAAAGTAGGTAAGGTATGGGTTAATAGTGGTGCAGGACATCTAGGTTGGACAATGGGTATGGCATTAGCAGAAAGGATAAGTGAGAAGATATGAAATTAATTATATTAGTATGTTTTTTATTAATGGCTGGGGCGGGTTTATATTCATTTATAAATATTGTATCAGCTGCAGATGGAGAAAAAATATTTAATAAATGTAAGGCATGTCACAGTTTCGAAAAGAATAAACTAGGACCACACTTACAAGGGATTGTTGGAAGACAAGTAGGTAGTGTAGAAGGCTATAAGTATAGTAAAGCATTGATTAATAGACAAATATTAATATGGACAGAAGATAATCTTAGAGCATGGTTAACTAAACCTAAATCATTTATACCTAAAACTAAAATGGTCTTTCCAGGTTTAAAAAAAGAAGAAGATATAACTGCTTTAATTGAATATCTGAAAGATAAATAATGAAGAAAAGAATACATGTTAACATGCATGTGATAAGAAAGAATAATAAAACAGGTGAAAGAAATCCTGTACTAACAGTTAAGACAAGTAAAAGTAATCAGTATGCACATGAAGTACAAATAGATGGACCTAGTAAAGTAATCTATAGTCCTGATAAACCTTTATCATGTGGTGCCAGAGTATGGATAGAAACAGATAGTGAAGTGAGATTAAAATGAAGCCCTTTGATTATATAAATTCAATAAACCATACAAAGAAAAATTTAATGGTTGATACTGAGAATGATAAGTTAGCAGAATCAAGTTACGTTCCTTTCATAACAAATAGATCATTATCTTACTTTACAGATACATTATTTTACAGTAACGAAATTAATCAATATCATCATGTAGATAACAAACTCCAATATGACTATCTAATAAATAGTGTCAGACCCAAAAAAAGATATGCGAAGTGGGTGAAGGCGACGGATAGTAATGATTTGGAAAATGTTAAATTATACTTTGGTTATTCTACAAACAAAGCTCTACAAGCTCTAAAAGTACTATCCCTAAAACAACTTGGAATTATAACGAATAAGGTTACGAGGGGTATAAAAGATGAGACAAGAATTAATTGACACAATGGTTGAGGTGGGTCTCCAAGAACAAGAAGACTTCTTAAAAGTTAGAGAGACTCTTACACGTATAGGTGTTGCATCTCGTAAAGACAAAACTTTATATCAAAGTTGTCACATACTTCACAAACAAGGTAAATATTATATTGTACACTTCAAAGAGCTCTTTGCGCTTGATGGAAAGCCAACCAATTTTTCTGATGAAGATCAAGGTAGAAGAAATACAATAACTAATCTATTGGCTGAGTGGGGTCTAGTCAGTATAATTAAACCAGATTCTGCAACAGATCCTATCACACCTTTAAGTCAAATCAAAATTATCTCCCATAAAGAAAAAGACGAATGGACTCTTGTTGCAAAGTATAACATAGGTCGCAAAAAGTAATATCTCATATACAAAAAGCTGTTGACTTCTTAGAGAAAAATACACATATATATAAGTGAAGATGTTGCCATAATGGAACATCATACAAACTCGCTTTTTAAGGAGAAACAACTATGGTTTTACATAACCTAAACTTCGATCCATTCCATTCACGCACTATAGGTTTTGAAAAAATCTTCGATAGACTTAGTCGAATCGCAGAAGATAACATGCCTTCACAATCATCCTACCCTCCATACAACATCCACCGTAAAGCTCATGATAAATTTGACATTGAAATTGCTGTCGCTGGATTTTCAGAAGAGGATATAGATATTGAGTATAAAGATAACGAACTTACCATTGAGGGTAAGAAAAAAGAAGATGAAGAAACAGATTACGTCCACAAAGGTATCGCTAACAGAGGCTTCAAGAAGGTCTGGCACATTGAAGACCACACAAAAGTCATTGACGCGGAACTTAAAAATGGATTACTCAAAGTTTCTTTGGAGAAAATTGTACCAGAAGAACTGAAACCAAAGAAAATAAAAATAAATTCCAAAAAAATAGAAAAAGAATCGGAACGAGAACCGGAACTGTTATCAGAGGTAGAGGCATAATATCATCAAAGGGCTCGAAAGGGCCCTTTTTATTTGTTGACTGCCAATTAGAAATGTGTGAAGGTAGACTCAAATACAAAGGAGTAAATTATGAATTTAGAAACACTTAGAAAACAATTAGAAATAGACGAAGGAGTTAAATATGACATATACCTTGATCATCTCGGGTATCCTACTTTTGGGATCGGTCATCTTATTATTAAATCTGACCCGGAACATGGACAAGAGGCTGGGACTGCCATCACGAGAAAACGAGTCGCAGAAGCATTCGAGTCAGATGTACAGTCTGTAATAAAAGATTGCAATAAATTATATAATGACTTTGATGAGTTACCAGAAGAGGTACAACAAATTATATCAAACATGATGTTTAATATGGGTCGCACCAGGTTGAGCAAGTTTCGTGGTATGAAAAGGGGTGTAGATGCAAGGGATTGGAATGCTGCTGCTGATGAGATGGTTGACAGTGCCTGGTATAGACAAGTTACTAACCGAGCTGATCGTTTGGTCCAAAGAATGAGAAGCGTAACCTAGGAGAATGAAATGTTTCCTTATACACAAGAAGAGCTAGAATGGCTCTCTGGTAGGTAGGTTAGGGGGGTCACAAAGGAAGTGGCCCCCGTTAGCGTAACATATTAATAACAATGGAGAACGTAAGTGAAGATAATAATTAGCGCACTGGTCCTAGGACTAATATTAATCGCCCCAACCCTAGCAGAAGAAAAGAAGAAGGGGCACAGTACACTTCCTGGATGGTCCCTTGGTTATAAATTTAATTTGGATTTAGATGATGACAAAGATAGCAAGTTAAGATTGTTTGGAAAGTACAAAGAAAAGGATGGCACCACATATAAAATAGGATGGGTTAAAAAAACTGGTACCAATTTAAATGACTGGAGCGAAGATGAAGATGGCGTTATCTTTTTTGAGCATGAGATTAAATTTTAGTTGACTTGTATATGTTATTAAAGTAATATAAATTATGAAAGATTTTTATACTAATGTAGCAGTAGATATTGATGGCTATGGTAGCCCTAAAGAATTATTAGTTGTTGGATACAATGACGAAGGAAGATACCAAAGTCGTATACCTATCAAAGATTGCGATCTGCATATCTTTAAAGACGATCCCACCCATTCAAGCGAATACCGTACTATAGATGGTAAGTATGTTAAGAAGTATAACTTTACCAGATGGCGTGATGCCAGACAATTTGTCAGAGAAAATCAAGGGGTTAGTAATTCCAAACTATATGGCATTCATTCTAAAATGAGTGCTAAGAATTTAGTAGATCATTATATAAACTATACATGGGATAAAGAAGTTCCTTATGACTTTACTAAATTAACCACAGCTGTTATTGATATTGAGGTTGCAGCTGATGAAGGCTTTCCTAGTATTGTAGATGCAACAAAACCTATTACAGCTATTGCTGTTAAAGTTAGAAAGCAAACTGTAGTCTTTGGTTGTGGTAAATTTATACCTAAAGAATCTAATCATCATTACATTAAATGTA